CTCCTGATGGAACAGTAAAAGTATCTCCTGAATCTCCTAGTGCAAAAGCAGTACCTGTAGCAGGTGAAATTTTATTAGTTTTAACTTCTGTAGTAGATGTGATTGTTGTTGGTAAAAGTAATGTAGAATCAGTTAAGGTAAGACCAACGCCTGAAGGTACAGTAACTGTATCCCCTGAAGTACCGATCTCTAATGCTGTTCCTGATTGTGGGTCTAGTTTATCTACTTTAATTGTTGAAGCCATAATTTTATATTACCATTATTTAGGGTATTTGTCCTTTGTTACTTTAATTGTTGCTTTCCAACCATCAATTCCATTGTGATAGATGTCATCTAATTGGTCTTGCCAAGATGGATATTCATTTGCTCTATCTTTTTGGTATTGAGTAGAATTAAGATATACTTCATATTCTGATACTGCTGTATTAATTTGTTCTTCTGTTAAAGGAGATGAAAAATCTTTTAGTTTTCCATTTACTTCGGCACATTGAATATTGTATTTCCATTGTATAGCCTGTGGTTTATTTATTGCCATATTTTATCCTGTTATGTTCCATCAATTTCGTTAAGTTCAACAGTATTAAGAGCTGAAGCTCCATTAAATGTACTTCCTCTACCAGTTCTTCCAACATACCAAGTTGTAGTATTGTGAGAAACGTCGTAAAGATTTCCAACTCTTAGAGAATAATCAATTGCTGAAGTTGATGAGGGAGCATCTATAATATCTATTGGAAAACAATAACTTCCTGCAGTATATGCTGTCCAATCTTGAAATGCGTATATACCAACACAAGTACTATCTCTAAAAATAGCAACGCCAAATCCATTACTTGAATCTTGACCAAGTGCTCCAGCTTGTATAACTCCATGAATACGAACTTTATTACTTGTATTAGCTGGAGTAAGGTCTTGTGAAAATATTTCTGTTCCTTCACCTACAAGAGGAGTTGTATCATCAAATGGAATAGTGCTTGTTCCACTTGCTGATGCTATTACTGCTGATATGCTTTGTAAAAGTAGTCCACCACCAAATCCTGTTGCTGTTCCGCTATTAACTATTGTTGCTCCTGAAGGTACTGTGAATGTATCACCAGAATCCCCCAGAGCAAAAGCTGTTCCTGTCGCTGGAGAAATTTTATTAGTTTTAACTTCGGTAGTAGAAGTTATTGTTGTGGGTAAAAGTAATGTAGAATCAGTTAAAGTAAGGCCAACACCTGAAGGTACTGTTACAGTATCTCCTGATGTTCCAACTTCTAAAGCTGTTCCTGATTGCGGATCTATTTTATCTACATTTATTAAACTCATTAAACTACCACCAATGTTCCAGTCACTATTATAGTAGCCGGAACTGTTAGAGGGCCTGCTAAGACACCATTCTCAACAGTTTGATCTACATTTATAGTAGCCGCTTGATTATTAATAAATTCATCTGGGCCTGTTGCACCCCCAATATATTGGATTCCATTTATTACTGCCGTCATAATTCTCCTTAAGAACTAATAGTGTCTATATATGAAAGAACCGTATCAACAGAACTTGCTGTGTCACTCACAACATATAGTGTATCACCGCTCTCCATAACAATTTTAGCGCCCCCTTGAATTAACTCAATAGCTGAATTCGGTGGAATACTTACATTTTTAGCGATGTAATAATCAGTTCCTCCATTAGTAATATAAACATCAACCAAAATGTTTGAAGTTAATATATTACAACATCTAATTCCTATAACTGCATCGTAATTGCCACCCGCTAAAACAGATACTGGGCTAGTTCCGGTTGCGCTTTTTAAAACATTTCTAAAATCTTGTGCCATAATTTTTTCCTATAATGCGACGGACATTGCAATCGCAAAACCTTGACCCGCTGCGTTAACTGCATTTCCACTTGCATCTAAATAAACAGCTTTGCTTGCTGGGAGAGTGCAGAATACGTCTTTAGTACCTGCAGCAAAATCAACGACATTATCTGAATTAGAACTAGAAATAATTGTAGTTCTTTGAAGATTTGTTGTTGTGCTTAAAGTACCTAAACCAACTTCCCATTCATCCACACCTTGATTAAAAATTGTATAGTAAGTGGTATTACTAGTTCCAATCCCTGCTGCAAAAGTATCAAAACCAGTCGCAGCTGTTGCAGAAATAGCAAAAGTTGTTTGACTATTTCCGGTCGCCGTACTGGTTGTCTTTACTCTGTCATTTATTACCAAAGCCATTTTATTCTCCTTAAGCCATGCTTATAATTGCATCCGCCGCTGTTGCTGGACTCGGGAATGAAACTGTAAATGTACCATTGGTACAAGTTTTATTTCCTGAAAAATCTAATGCTACACATAACTTGTCTGATTTATCATCATTGTAAATTGCTCCATAGGCTGCTGTAAAAGTAGCAGATGTCCACTGCGAATCTGCAAAATCACAAGATGCAACGGCTGTTGCATAAACAACTGCATTACCTGTTAAAGCATTGCCAGTTGTAGTGTAAGCTGTTCCAGAAGCACTCACTTCACTTGTCGCTGTATAAGCAGTACTTGATGTAGTGTAGGGTTGAGCTGTATAAAGTGCTAATTTAAAACTGTCGCCTCCTGATGAAAAATCATGTGTTCCACTTAATAATTCTCCCCGAAATGCAAAAGGTATTATATTTGCCATATTTTTTCTCCTTAATAAGTCGATGGAAACGGTGATTTAAGGGGTGTACGAATAACTCCATCTTGATATTCATCCCTACGTCTACGACCTTGTTGTTCGATCGCATACGATTGTAACGCAACTTGATAAGCCTGCGTATAGTATTGTAGCATATCTGCCGGACCTTTCAAGTACCCATATGCATTTACCAGACATCCATATAAAAGTAAATCTTGATATTTATTAGATAGATAAGTTCCTGCTGTATCTGTAACTAAGCTAGTGGGCTGTTTAACATAAGCCATCGTAATTTCATACCCAACATCTGGAGTAGGCGCTACTACCCAATAATTAGCATCCCAATTAGCATAATATCTAGGTAATCCTGAAGAAGTTGAGGGTGTATTATAATATTCAGCCATATAGGAAGGATCTTTACTTTCTAAAAACACCTGAACCGTGGGTGAAACATTAGTATTTGCTAATTGAATATATCTAATAATTCTAAGATCCGCAGGAATCGTTACGTATCTATTTCCAATAACCAAATTTGAAGTATCATAAGATCTATTGTCATCATTATCTGCTTCTCGGTAAATTTTATTTTCAGCATTTTTAATTAAGGTCGCAACGACAGAATCAGACAGAACCGTGCTATCGACCTCCGTATAATTTCTAATATCAGTTTGTAAATTTGTTAAAGTGTAAGCCATTATGGTCTGTCGTTTACGGGACCACCGAAAACAAAATATCCTCCTCCTATGGCAGTTGATGTTGCACTATTAACCAATGTAACTGTAAATTGATTACTAACTGTTTCTGTTGCAGGTTGTCCAGGATAATTAATAGTCGTATTGACTTTAGTAATGGAATAAGAACCATAGATCGCGGCCCCTGTTGTATGAGCAACAGCAGTCGTAGTCGCTGGAGTTTCTCCATACGAAGGCGCTGAAGTTCCTCGAGTGCATCCTGTTAAATCATTAGTTGATTTGCCTGTGTATTGAATAGTTTCACTTGTATAGAGTCCTGTTGTAGCATCCGTTGAAACAATTACAATATATCCAGAAGTAGGAAAATCTGATGCGTCTGTTAATGTAATAGTTGTAGCACTACTTGTAATAGTTCCATTCAATGTCGTATTTAATTCAAATATAGAAATGCCAACTCCACCTACACGTTCTTTGACTTCATAAAATCTTACTGCGTCTCCCGTAGATCTTCCATGTCTATCTTCTGTAACAGTTACGGTTGCGCTACTTCCCGTTGTTGCGAAAGGATTATTATTTAAAACACTTGGTGTAAAAAAAGCTGTTCGTTGGGGTCTTGCACGTTTTAAAGCTTGAGGATCAGCACTAACAGGTTTTGGTTGAAGTTGTGGAGATTTTGATTCAAACTCTGAAAAATGAACCCAGG